GCCGACCGTATCATTGGCGCGGCCTTCGATGAGGAAGTCCGCCATCTTCCGCAAAAGGGTGGGACGGCTGACACTAGCCGCCCCATTCAAAATATCCGCGGCGTTCTGCATACGCCGTCGCCGGAGGGCACGATAAGCATAGGCGCTGGCATTGTGACGAACATGGCGGCAGCCGAGGCTGCACTTGTCGTCCAGCGTCATGAATACCCGTCGGTCGTCTTCCGACAGAAGGACAAGATCCGAGGCAATGAGTTGCCTGGCGCTCCTATGTGGGAAGTGAAGAACGTCAACGATCGGTTTTCGTCGATCATCGTTCTGACGCTCAACCAGTCAAATTAAGGATCCGCCCATGTCCCTGATGCGCATCGCAGCCCGCATCGCAGCGGTGCAGGCCCTCAAAGGCAAGACGCTGGTTGGCGACAACGTCCTCGACAGCCAGATTGGCGCGCTAGACGTCGCCGCCGACGGCACGCTGCGGACGGAAGAGGAGAGCCCGTTCATCACGGTTTACACGGATGCAGCCAAGTCAGAAGGCAACAGGCTGCGATCGTGGTTGGACAACGGCGCAACAGAATTTCTATTTGAGGCTGGAATAACAGCCGGCCATACGGTCACGGATCCCGACACTGGCGAATCTGTGTTGGTGGGGATACCTGCCACTGACGCCAGTTTCGAATTGCTTCTGGACATCGTAGCGCGCCAGATCGGCGACGCGATGACAGACCCGGATAATGAGTGGGCCACTATCTTTGCGCGCATGAACATGGGCAACACGTCCGTGGAGCGCGCGCGAACCAGCAACGACAGCGGGGGCGTTCGGCTTGCCGCTCAGCAGATCAAGCTGACTGTGAGCCTGATTGCTGACCCGGCGCTTGGTGCTGAATTGAAGCCCGAGCATCCGCTCGCGCAGTTCTTTGCAAAGGTCGCTACACTAAACGATCCAGCGATCAATAAGCAGGCTGAACTTATGCAGATTTGCCTCGCAGGCAGTGCGGCGGATTGGAAGGTCAATCTGCGCCGATATGGCCACACCAACATTGAGGGCGTGAATTTGGGCCTAGTGCCAGTCGCTGACGGCGACATTGGCGGCGTAGAGGCAGAAGCACAGGTGGCCTCATGATCCCAAAGACATTGGCCGGACAGATTGCCCACCTCTACTATCTGCAGGCTGAAAGCGATCGCCGCGCACGCAACCGCAAGCGCACGGGCACCATCGCTGAGGTGGGGATTGGAGAGAATGCGGGCAAGTACCGCGTCCAGCTGAGCGAGCAGGGCGGCAAGCCATATCTTTCGCCGTGGGTCAAGGCTAAGGCGCTCGGCGCGGGCGGCGTGAAAATCGAAGTCATGCGAACGGTCGGCGAGCAGGTCGACGTGGTCTCAGAGAGCGGCGACCTAACGGATGCCGTCGTGGACCTGTCCACCTACAGCGACGAGAACGCCCGAGCCAACGGCGAAAACGTTCCGCTTCACATCAAGATCGGCGATGCCGTGTTTGAGATGAGCGGTGACGGGCTGACGGTGACCGCTGCGAACGTGGTGGTGAATAGCCCTAACGTCCAGCTGGGCGGGGAAGGCGGCAAGCGAGTGGCCAGGATTGGCGACCGCGTGAACGTGGGTTCTGGATCCTCGCAGGGTCTATGGCCGATCGTCGAAGGATCCGACTCCGTCTTCGCCGTCGACTAATAAGGGATTCCAGCATGCAAATGCAAGGTCACAGGTCAACGGTCAACGGAGTTTGTGTGTGCGGCCCGATCTGCGTGACCACGCACCACGGAGTTCCGGATATCCGGCGTGAGATTGCCGAATACGAAGAGCGGCACGGCAAGTATGACCGCTTTGAAATCACGGTCTACACGGGTCACCCCAAGGAGAGCGATGTGCCGTGGACGTATGCTGACATCATGAGCTTCTACGATCTCGTGACGAAGCTGTCTGCCGATATCGAAGCCCTCAGGGCCTCGCAGCCGCCGCAATAAAGGAACAGCCAAATGAAGAAATACACGGTTCGCACCTCGTGCGAAATCGCGGGCGTTTGGCGTGAAGCTGGCGCGAAAATCGATCTGACAGACGATCAGGCGCGCGAATTGGCGCCTCCATTTGGCCGCGTGGTCTTTCCATCCGTGACAATCGAGAGGCCAGCCCATGGCAGAATCCCAAGGCACACACGCCAGAACCGGCGAGGCGCTGAGTGACTGGCAGAGTGTCGAACAGTCAATACGCAAGATTCTGACGACGCCCATTGGCGCAAGGGTGATGCGGCGGACGTTCGGCAGCGACCTGCCAGACCTCGTCGACCGCAAGATGATCCCGGCGAACATTCTGAAGGTCTACAGCGCGGCGGCAAGCGCAATCCTCAAGTGGGAGCCGCGCTTTCGCATGACCGCCGGGAGGCTCGTCACCGCCAACGAGAGCGGACAACTCCAACTTGAGATTTACGGGACGTATTACCCGCGCGGGCATCTTGGCGACTATAGCGTTGCCGAGAACGCATCCACGCGGGTCGTCTACGAAAGGTAGCGGCTGTGGCGGTTCTCGACATTACGACTTTGCCGGCACCTGCGGTCATTCAGGAAGTAGACTACGAAGCAATCCTGGTACGCCAGAAGGCGCAATTTCTGACGGAATGGAACGCGCTCCGCGTGACCTATCCGGAGCTGCCGGCCTACGACACACTGTCCATTGAGAGCGACCCGGTTGGCATAGTCACGCAAGCCGAGAGCTACCGCGAGATGCTGCTCCTTACGCGCATCAACGAAGCCGCTCGAGCTCGCCTCTTGGCCTTTGCCGTCGGCAGCGATCTTGACCAGCTTGCCGCTTTCTACGACGTCGTGCGTATGCCTAGCGAGACGGATATCCGCCTCAAGACGCGTGTCGTTCTCGAAATTCAAGGGCGATCTGCGGGCGGGCCGAAAGAGCGATACAAGGCGGTGGCTATGGCTGCCGATGTCAGGGTTGATAGCGTTGAGGTTTATCGTGTTGGGCGCTCTCCTCTGATCTACGTCGCAGTGTATTCGACCGAGCCCGATGGTGTAGCGAGTGACGGATTGCTGACCATAGTCCGGGCAGCCCTCGAAAACGACAACGTGCAGCTGGTCAACGACGTTTTCGTCGTGTCCTCCGCAGTCCTGAACATCGTGAATCTGGTCGCCAATATCTGGCTCTTGCCGGACGCAGATGAGGCGACCGTGACGCGCGCTGCCACAGCTTTGCGCGACGCATGGGAGCTTGAGCGGGCGCTTGGCCGCGACCTCATCCGCGAATGGTGGGTCTCCAAACTGATGATTTCCGGCGTGCACAAGGTGACGCCGATCACGGCTGACGTCGTCGTCCCGCCGTCGCAGGCGGCTGCCATCGGCACAATTACCCTCAACCTCCAAGGGAGGGCGTTTTGACATCCCTTATCCTTGATCCATCCGACCTGTTCGAAAAGACGATTGAAAGTTCGCACGCGGAGCGGTGGGCAAGGATGGGGGCTGCTGTCCCGTCCATCACGACAGCCAAGGAAAACCCGCCGCCTTCGTTCCTGCCTTATCTCGTCTACGAGTATGGCCTAGGAATGCTGACCCCCTACGTCACAAACCTTTACGACGTCATTGATGCCGGAATCCGTTGGCACCGCCTCCGCGGCACCTATGCTGGTGTTGCACTTGGCCTGTCGTTCGTGGGGGTGACGGCAACCGTTGAGCCTGCTTGGCATGGCCGAGCCTGGTGGAACTCCGCGCAGCTGCGCTTCCCTTCGCTTCCTGCGAATGACGCTCCTTTGCTTGGCAGCATCGAGGGCATCACGGGTCTTTCCCTTCCTTTCCGTTCCGACTTCCGGCGCGGCGTTTTCCAGTATGATATCCCACCTGCAGAAGCCGACGGCACGATGTTGGACGAGAGCCACATCGAAGAGGAAAGCGGCGTTCGGTTGTCATCGACAGGAGCGATCTGGTCGTTCGGTCGCACGGCGGAATTCGATCATCTACTGACTGAGGCGGAAGGCACGGCCATCGGCAACTGGATCGAGATTCCAGAAGAAGGTGGCGGCATTCCTTGGGTGTCGATGACATACCCGTGGACGACTGCAACGTTCCTATGGTCGGCAAACGCAGATGCGCAGCGCAGGTCGCTGATGGCTGCTTGGTTCGCGGGGCGTGAGCTGTACGTATTGTTCCGCGACGCCGATGGTCAAGTCATCGGCTACCGACGAGCGAAAGCTTGCCGTCCGGTAACGGCGGACTTCGATGGGCCGTACTCGACTAGCGGCCAGCAGTATTCTCCGGCATCAGGCGGTCAGCGGGTCTACATCGAGGCCATGACCGATTTCGAGGACGCGTTCGACGTGACGGCCACAGCCGTTGCGCTGGTCGTCAACGGAATTCGCGCCGATGGCGTACCTAGCGGCCGCCTCTGGCTTGCGGCTGATGAGCTAATCGGCGGCGACGCCTTCGCACAAAAGACAGTTTCCATTCCCTTGCGAAAAACCGTGCGGGACAGGGTTAAATTTATCGTGAGGTTCTGATGGCTTTTGAACATTCAAGCGGCCTGCCCAACGCGTTTGATCGCGCACAGGGTCGCGGCGACTGGCAGGCCGTCGTTCACTACGGCGAACGCCGGTTCATTCAGGGCGCGGAGTTGAACGAAGCGCAGACAATTGCGCGAGCACGTACGACCCGCCTTGGCCGGCTTATCGTCAGCGACGGTGACCGAATTGAGCGCGGCGAAGCGATCGTCGATATTGACGCGCAGACCGTCACGCTGACCGCAGGTCGCGTCTATGCCGATGGCGACGTCTGGGATGTTGCTGAAGATATGCTTGCTGGCGTGCCTATGACAGGTCGCGTCGAGGTCGGTATCCGGCTGGTAAAAACCTACATCACCCACGAAGACAACGCCACGCTGGTTGGCCTCGTCCCCGGTTCCGCCGCAGAAGGCGAGCCCGGCGCGGCACGCGAAGTCGTGGCAGCGGCATGGGCATGGGAAGGTGACGACGGTGAAGGCGATTTCTTCGCGGTCTACGCACTTCAGGATGGCGTGATCCTTGACCAGATCGGGCCTAACATCCTGGCGCCTGCTCTGCAGTCTATCATCGAATACGACCGGCCAAATGGCAACTACATAGTCAATGGTTGCAAGGTCACGGCCCTTGGCGCGAGTTCCGGCAATCAAGTGTTTTCCATCTCGGAAGGGGAGGCGAACATCAATGGATACAAGCGCACACGCCTTGTGTCGTTGCGTTACTCTGAGCTTGAGGACTGGGACGAACTGGCCATTCCGGGCGAGACCCACACATATCCTGGCGGCGCGTCGCACACGTTCACAGTTGCAGAAGGCCCGATCGGCGTCATCAACTCGATTCTGTTGACTAAGCAGAAGACGGTGTCCGTCACACGCGGCGCGATCGCCAACGGTGCCGACGGATTGCCTGACACAAGCGTCACATCCATCATCTCGGTCACGCAGGGCGGAACAACCTACGTGCAGGGCACCGACTTCAACCGCGTAAATAACACGGTTGACTGGGCGCCTGCAGGCGCTGAGCCCGCCACTGGATCGTCCTATACGGTCACGTATCGCTACCGAGACTCCGTTACCGCAACGGCCTTCACGGCCTATACGGTCACCGTTTCTGGCGGGGCAACCGGCGGCGACATCATCATCGCTTACACGAAGAAGATGCCTCGCGTCGACCGGATCTGCCTGGCGGAAGACGGTTCGCCCCTGTACATCAAGGGCATCTCTGCGCGCAGCAATCCGCGTCCGCCGATCGTGCCGGGCAATGCGCTTAATCTTGCCAAGATCGAAAATAACTGGGTTGACGTTCCCGCCGTGACAAACGACGGCACGCCGTCTCTGACTTGGGATCAGCTGTGGCGCTATTTGGATCGCATCACCGACTTCGAACGGCTGATACAGCTGGACCGTCTTCGCAACGAAATCGACTTTCGAGAGCCCGTTGCTAAGCGGGGAACGTTCGTAGATCCGTTCGTTGACGACACATATCGCGATGCTGGCACCGCTCAGACGGGCGCTATCGCCGACGGCATGCTTATGCTGTCGATCGAGCCCACGTTCTATGTTGCCGATTTAGATGATGCCGTGACGCTGGACGCGGTCGAAGAAGTGCTGATTTCGCAGCCGTTGAAGACGCTCTGCGAGAAAATCAACCCTTATGCAAACTTCACTCCGCTGCCAGGAGCCCTTGCGCTATCGCCTGCGGTCGACTTCTGGACC